GAATCTATTTTAGCTCCTGCTGTTGAATATACGGCAGCAAGTTTAGGATTGCCTGGCTTTACTGAAGAAGATAAAAAAGCGGCACAAGAAAAGCTAATTGCCAAAGGTAAAGGCGCTTTAAAAGGTGTTGAGCAGTTTGTAAGGTATCCTATTGAAACTGCTAAAGCCATTGGCACAGAGGTTATTGAACATCCTGGCAAAGTTATTGGCGAAACAATCAAAGGCACTATTTATGATCCAGAGTTAGCTGTAATACCTGGTGGTACTGTAACTAAGCCTATAGAAAAAGGTATAGCTAAAGCAGGAACTGTTGCAAAAGAGTTGGGCGAACAATTTGCCAAAAAAGAGCCTGCTATGGCTGGGGTTGGCGCAGCAGAAGTTGGCGCAATTAGAAATCGTGTAGAACGTGCCAAAGAATTGCCTGTGCCTATTGAATTATCTAAAGATCAAGCAACTCGTAAATTTTCTGATGTTCAATTTGCACGTGAAACTGCTAAAGATCCTGTATTGGGTCAGCCATTGCAAGAACACTATGCAATGCAAAACCAAAAGATTCAAGATAATTTGAATCAATTAATTGATATGACAGGCGCAGAAAAAACTGGTATTGGTGCGCCAGAGCTAGGATCAATGCTTGAGCAAACTGTAGCAGCAGAGAAAAATAGACGTTACCAGCAAATAGAGCCTGCCTATACAGCAGCAAGAGAAGCTGGTCATATGAGTGAGCCTATTGATATAAACAAACTAGAAAACTATATTGAAAAGCATCGTGCAGAAGCTATTAACGCTCCTGTTCTATCTTCTGTTGAACAAAAACTCAAATCTTTAACTCAAGGTGGAAAAATAGGACAAATTCCTATTAATGATTTAGAAGAAATACGAAAGATGACTGGTCAATTGGCACAATCTAGTGGGCCTAATTCGCACTATGGCAAAGAAGTTATTAAGCTAATTGATGCTCTTACTAAAGATAAAGGCGGTCAGCTTTATAAAGAAGCTAGGGCTTTAAACTCAGCATTTATGAAAGAGTTTGAAAATACCCCTGTATTGCGTGACATTACTGCGATGAAGCCAGGTAGCACACAAAGAACTGTAGCTGTTGAAAATTTAGTAGAACGTGCAATGATGCGAGGCCCTACATCTGATGTTAAGCAACTATTTACATCTTTAGAGCGTATGCCTAATGGTCAACAGATGATTAATGAATTGCGTGGTGCTGTTGCGGAGAAAATTAGAGATGAAGCTACTAAAGGTGTTGGTCGGGATATTAATGGCAAGCCTTATGTTTCTACTGCTGCGCTCGATAAAATCATTACTAATCTCGACAAGAGTGGAAAATTAGAATATATCTTTGGCAAAAAAGGCGCAGAACATTATAGAACTTTGAATGAAGTTACTAAAGATTTGCAAACTACTCCACAGGGCGCTGTCAATACTTCAGGAACAACATCAACTTTGTTGGCTGCATTGGGTGAAATGGCTGTTCAAGGCGCTACTACAGGTGTTCCTGTTCCTGTTGCTGTTATTGGCAAACATTTGTATGGAAAACACAAAACTAAACAAAAGCTCACTAAAATTAATGAGTTTGTTAATTATGGCAAGGAAAAACAATGACCGTATTACTATCCCCAATAGGTAACTCAGTTACCCCATTCTTTAATAATAACGGTGTTCTATTGTCAGGTGGTTATATCTATACCTATCAAGCTGGATCATCTACACCATTAACTACTTATACAGACAATGGTGGATCTATACCTAATGCCAATCCTATTCAATTGGGAACAAACGGTATCCCCCCATTTGAGATTTGGCTAACATCTGGCACATCTTATAAATTCGTATTAACTGACTCTATAGGCTCTGTTCTTCAAACGTATGACAATATCTATGGTATCCCTGCTGGGACTTCTAGTTCTACTAACGTGCCTAGCGGTGGAATTATTATGTGGTCAGGATCAATCGGTTCTATACCAAGTGGCTATGTCATTTGCGATGGCACTAATGGAACTCCTAACTTAGAAGATTCTTTTGTTCTAGGTGCTGGTAATACTTATGGAGTAGGCAATACAGGCGGCTTTGCAAGTTCTGGTGTAATGACTTCAGGAGCTACAAATAAACCCCTTTACTATGCATTAGCGTATATACAAAAGACATAATCATGAATGAGCTTGATCCAATCAAAGTAGGGGTAATGTGGCAAAAAGTAGAGGCTATGGAAAAAGAAGTTGCTGAAATGCGCCACGATATTAAAGAATTACTTGCTATGGCTAATAAAGGTCGTGGTGGCTTTTGGGTTGGCATGATGGTTGTGTCTGGTATCAGTTCATTTGTCGGCTTTATTGCTCATTATTTCAGCGCAAAATGATATATGACCGATCCATTCGCACAAGGGGTCAAAACTCTTAGCGAAAGCCTTAATGCCACTCAGAAAGCTACTAAAAGCCTAACGAAAAGCATAGAGGACATTCAACAAGATGGATTAGATATAGCACAACGCAAAGCGCAAGAAAGGCGTAGAGCGTTAAAAGAAGCAGAAATAAAGAAGCAAACAGCGTTGATTAAAGCGCTAGAAGATTGGAAGCATAAGAAGCAAATTAGCGAAAAAGAAGCACAGCTTAAAATAGATTTTGTAAAGAAGTATGGCGCTAAAGAATGGGAAGCAGTTTTGAAGATAAAACTAGACATCGAAAATCTTGAGCGCAAAGAAAATGAAGCATATCAGCACGATGCACAAGCAATACAGCGTGTCAAAATATGGTGTTGGATAGCAGCATTGATAGTAACATTATGGTTAAAGTTCGTTTTAGGAGTGATTTAAATGGGTGAAATATTTACTCACATATTGACAGGTAAAGACAATCAGACACACGACATTGCAAAATGGGCGTGGATGCTTGGTTTTATTTTAGTAGGCGCAGCAGCAATATATTTAATCTATTCTGGTAAAGAGATTAGCTTAACTGAGCTTGCTGGCGCATTGGGTATCGTATCTGGTAGTGGCGCAGCTTCAGTAGCAGGCAAACACATGGCAGGCGCAGAGCCTGATGCCCAATGAATTTTATATTTTCTCTGTTAGGCAATATTGGTGGACAAACTTACATTTATATTGCTCTTGTATTTGGCGGTTTTAGCGCTGGCTTTTATGTTGAGCATTTGCGTTTTGCTGATTTCAAAAACGAGGTTGCTATTGTTGCGGAAAAACAGGTTGCAGAAAACAAGGCAAAAGAGAAAGAACAACAATTAGTAAATAAAGGAGTAGAAGATGCTTACAAGGCTAATCTCAGTAATATCCATAATTTTTATAACGGGATGCTCAACACCAGTAGCGGTGCAATGTCCTCCGATGCCAACGCCACCATCGTTATTAATGGCCAAACCTATTACGTTCTATCTATTGCCGAACAATGCGCCAGCACAACAGAACAAGTAATAGCGTTACAAGATTGGATTAATCAACAAGTAGGTTTAGATGCAAAATAACTTTAAAAAATGTCTTGAGCTTGTATTAAAAAGCGAAGGTGGTTGGGTAAATAATCCTAAAGATCCTGGCGGTGAAACCAATCTAGGCGTAACTAAAAAAGTCTGGGAAGAATGGGTCGGGCATGAAGTCAAGACTATGAAAGATTTAACACCTGAAGATGTAACGCCTATGTACCAAGCTAAGTTTTGGATGGCTTGCTATGCCAATCAACTGCCTATAGGGATTGATTACATGGCATTTGATATGGCTGTCAATGGTGGGCCAGGTCGTGCTGTAAAGTTACTTCAAGAGTGCCTTGGCTGTGTTCCTGATGGAACTATTGGCCCACGCACGATGCAGCTTATAGATCAAAAAAAGTCACAAGATATTGTAGAGGCTTATAGTCAACGCAAAGCTGACTTTTATAAGTCTTTAGCTACTTTTGCTACATTTGGCAAAGGATGGCTCAAAAGAGTAGAAGATGTTAAATTAAACGCATTAAACATGATTGAGGAATCAAAATGACAAATTTTAAAATTGAAGGTAAAGAGCATAAGTCACCAAAAGGTCACTATGTTAAAGAATCCCCACATCGCATAGAAAAAGAAGTAGAGCGCTTAGAAAAGAAGCTAGACAAGCACATTGCTTTGCCTATGGAAAAAGCTCACCATGCAGAACATGGTAATAGCCAGAAGGAAGCACCACTTCCTAATATGCGTAAGTATTAAAAAAGGTCGGTAAGATCGACACGCTTAAACATACTGATGGGGCAGTCGTAAAAAAGCTCCCCATTAGGAACATAAAAATTCTTGACCTCTATCAATGGACAGCCTTTTATCAAGTCTGCTTTCACCCAATAAGCATGAGATAAGTCCTGAGTTAAGGCAAAAAATAGAGTCGGCAGATTATTTAGAAATAGTTTGTCTTTCCTTTGCCCTATATGAATACTACCGTGTCGATCAAAGCCTGCTTGACGAACTTCTACCTCAAGCGCACCAACTGGAACATCTGATCGAAAAGCGATTAGATCAACTCCATACTTATTAGGGTTATCCCTACAATCAAAACCCCATTTCATGTTGCACCAACTTGCTACGGCCTTACGAGCTGGAGCATCATAAACATCGTGTAAATACTGATTAAACGGCTTATAGGCTGACATATCGCCAGAAACCATAGCCAAATATAGCTACAAACACCATAGCCATTAAAAAGCCACTAAAACCATCATAGCTGCTTTCTTGAGGCCTTTCTATGGCACTAGCATAGTCAGCATCTTTAAACGCCTCAGAAACGCTCCTATACGTTTTACCCATCATTCCTAATGATCTAGTGCTCATTTCTCATTTGCCTTTCTTAGTATTGCTCTAGCAAAACTGTGTGGGTCATAAGACCAATCAGTTGCATACAAACATTCATCTATTTCCTCATCTGTTAGTGTCTTTGCTGGATAAGTGTAGAGTGGTGTTTCGGTTACAACTGTTCCAGCCATAGGCTCTCTAACAAAAGTTAATTTTGCACTTCCGTTTGGTCTTTCATACATCCACGCTACTGGTTCATTGTTCATTCTTCACCAGCCTGTTCACGAATTTTGGCATTTTTAACAAAGTCAGCAATAAACTCATCGTCTTTTTGCTGCCGATCCATAGACATTAAGCTTTGCATACGCTTTTGCAGCTTATCTACAAGGTTGTCGCAAACATCACGACATAACCATAAAGTGCCACTTTCAGGATCAGAAGATATTTTTTCTGCTATTAACTCTAAAACATTACCCAAGCAGCTAATCTGATTAGAAATAGTATCTAATTCGTTTGCCTCATCCCATAAGCTCATTTAGATTCTCTCCCTGCAGTTATCCAAAGTTGTTCAGTTACTTCTCTAGCGCCCATCATTAATAGCTCATGGGCATAAAAGAGTTGTGCTGTGTATTTTCCCTTGATAAAACCAGTTTCTTGCCTAGTAGCTGGGCCAATATAAATGCCAGGATTGTTGTAGTGAGGCACAAATAAAACCTCGCCTACTTTGTAGCATTTATAAGTTTTAGTTTCTGGTGTTGCGTATTCGGTTGACATAACCATTTAGAACCCCCATCCAAACATTGCGCCTAACAACATACCTAGCAATACCACGCCAATCCATTCAATGTATTTCATAAATCCCCCTAAGTTAAAAAAATCAGGTCAAAGTCTTTTTAGTCTGAAATCTCAACGAGCCATAGAGCTGAATAGTGTCGGTGACCTGATGTAAGTAATTTATTAAAATTTTTTAGTCTATAGAACTAGGGGAAACCCTAATATGTATCTTTTTTGCAACATAAAGGTGGGGCTGACTCCTCACGGAAGGATGCGATGGTCGGGGGAAACCAAGCCAGCCCCATGAATATTATAGACCAGACTTGAGTTGATAGAAGCGCAAAAGATGGAAAAAGCACTTAAGGCCTTTTTGTAACTCTGCTTCTTCAATCTCACATAGCTTGACTTCATTCGTCAAACCGTTGACAAACATAATGGCGCAACGAGCATCTGGCAAACCTAGCAATTCACGGTAGGCAGCGATCTGCATGATATGATCCTCGTATGGAACGACCTTTTCCAAGGGGATTTCTTTAGTCTTAAAATCGCAAACCACGCCAGGTATGCCTTTAACCTTATCACCTTTAGCGTGTAAATCCACTTTCCCAGCAAATCCTAGCTCATGGCTAGCTGACTTCTCAGGAATCCACAGGCGATTGCCAAAAGTGGCTTTTAAGGCGTTTTCTGCGTTACGGCAATAGTCGGGTACAGATTCCAGCAAAATGCCATCAAAGAACGATTCCAGCACTCCATGAATCAATGTTCCTCGGTCTGCTGCTTCTCTGCCTTGGGCCTTAGAATCGCTTAAAACACGACTAAGCCATGCAGATTCTTCTTCATCCTCTAAGCGAGGTAATGTAAGTGCAGCGAGTATGGCCTGTTCTTGTTTCCATCGGTCAAGTCCTGGTTTAGCTGCGACTCCCAAGATGGTTGTAACGGAGGGCAATAAACC